TAAAAATTATGGTTTTGAGCAAGGTATGAAAGAACTTTCTATTGCCTCAGAAGAAAATTATTTAGAGGGTTATAAAGATGCTTTGTTGGGTGAGCCTTGTTTTATAGAAGATGAAGAGATTGAAAAAATTTTAGAAGATATAAAAGAGAGAAAAAAAGATTATAATTTAAGTTATGATACAGATTTTTTAGACTTGATAAAAGATTTACAGGATGCAATTTGTAAGTTACATAAGTATAGTAAAAATCCAGAGTTTAAGCGTAATTTATATGATATTTTTCATTTAGTAACAGAGATAACACAACTTATGGTAATGAAGCCAGTATATGAATATTGGGTAAAATTAGAAGATGAGTAAAATTAAATAGATTTTAGAGCGCCTTTGAGCACCAATTTTATTGTGTGTTCAAGGCGTTTTTTATTATATTCGAGTTTGAAAAAATGCGGTAAAGCTCGGTGAGATGAAAAAGTGAGTAAAGAGTAAAAGAGGTGTTGTAGTGTGAAAGAGACTGATATGCACAAAAAAGCCTTTGAACTCTACAACAGTTTAGGGTCAGAAAGAAGTTTGGAAAAAGTTGCACATTTTTTAGGTAAGTCAAAAAGAAGTGTGGAGTCTTGGAGTACAGAGTTCAAATGGCAGGAAAGGTTAGATAAGTTAGAAAAAGAGCAAAAAGAAAAGTATAGAGCACAGTATGAAAAATTGGCAGAGTTACAGTTAAAGATTAAAACATCTTGTGCTGAAAAGTTTTTAGAGTATATAGAAAGCAAGTCAAAGATTTCAGATTTTAAGGAATATTTGGGTATTGTTGGTTCTGAAATAGATTTGAACTTTTTGGGTTTAAACACAAGCCCAGAGGGCTTAAATCCCCAGTCAGCGTGTGCGACTGAGGTAACAGCAGATACACCTGAAACAAAGAGTGTAATTGCTCAAATAGAGACTTCTTTACAGGCTTTGGGTGGCGAGGAAGATGACTGAATTATTAAGTAAAAGGCAGTTAATCACAATCAGAGATTTAGGAAAGCACTATATAGAAATACATTATGGTCCTTTTGGTTGTGGTAAGACTTTTAGTATATGTATGGGTGCAGGTTTGAAGTTTAGAGAGACACCTCCCCCTCCTGGTGATGGTGTTGTATTGGTAGTAGGTAAAACAATGTCTGCTGCAAAAGCCAATGTATGTTCTGTATGGGCAGCATTGTTTGGTAAGAACTTTAAGTATGATTCAGGTAGAAAAGACGGTTATGAAAAAGATGGCTTTATTTTTGGTCATAAATTTCGTTTGGTTGGTCTTAATGATGCAAATGCAGAATCTCGTATAAGAGGTGCAAATGCTTATTGCATTATAGGTGATGAAATCAGTACTTGGAGTGAAGAAAACTACAACAAAATTATGGGTAGGTTGAGAAGTGAACTTCCTAAAGGTTGGAGTGATTATTGGTTTGTTGGAAGTACAAATCCTGACTCACCTATTCATTGGCTAAAAAAAGAAATAGATAGAGAAGATTCAGATATTCACTTTGTAAAGTGGAGTGAGTATGACAATATAACTTCTGGTGCTGTTGAGTACTACAGGAAGTTAAAAGAAAGGTATAAGTACCATAAAGCCTATTATCAAAGATATGTTCTTGGTGAGTGGGCTGCAAGTGAAGGTTTAGTTTATTCCTGTTTTGATGAAGAAGAACATATTTTAACGTGCCAACAGATACGTCAGTTAGAGTTCAAAGAGTATAGATTAGGTGTAGATTTTGGGCTAAATAATCCAACTGCAATTTTACTCATAGGTAAAACAGTTGGTGATGAATGGGTGGTATTAAAAGAAAAATACCTACCTAAAACAACTCTAACAGAAGTTTATCAAGCATTTATCGAGATAATGCTTGATAAACGCATAAAAAACATATATTTAGACCCTTCAGCATTGGCTCTAAAAGACAAACTAAAAGAAGTGGGTATTTATAACTTTAAGGATGCAGATAATTCAGTAAAAGAGGGCATACAGACAGTTTATGACTGCTTTACTTCACAAAGACTTTTTATAAGTGAAGAATGTGTGAATTTAAAAGGTGAACTTTTTACCTACTGTTATAAAAAAGACGGTAGTGATGATGTGATTAAAGAGCATGACCACGCATGTGATGCTTTAAGATATGCAATTATGGGTGAAAGGAAGTGATTAAGAGTGAATTATGCAATAATGGGTGGCAAAGATAATAATGCAAATTATAGTGAATTGACAGAGACTAATTTCTCTATTTTTAATGATTCAGATTGTATATGGCAGGATTCCTTTCCATACTCTGTTGGTGATACTTTTCCAACAGAAAACATACAAAAAAGGGCTGATAGATATAAGACTAATAAATACTTGTATGGGTGTAAATATGACAAAGTTTATCCTAATTTGATTAACTTTTCAGATGTCTGGAAAAAACCTTTATCAAATCTTCCTATACTTCAACTTTTGCCTAATCTTCCTGATTATAGAGAGATTACAGAAACAAATGTTGATTTGTTAGCAGCAAAGCAACCAAAAATTGATGGAGATTTTGAAGTAGATAAGTTAAATAGAGTTCTGTTGGGTTCTAATTTTACTTCTGCTTGTCAAGATATTATTCGTAATTGTATCAGATATGGTAATGATGTTAAGCGTTTATCTTTTACTTCTAATGGTTTGAAAATTGTAGATATGCCTGTTAAGTGTTGGGAGCCTTGGGTAAATGAAAATGATTCAACAGAGATAGAGTGTAATTTATTTTTTAATATATTTGAGCAAAATGGTGTGAAGTATGTGGAGTTTATCTCTTACTTAAAGGATGGTACAGTAGAAAAACGCAAATTTTTATATCTTAATGGTAAATTGGGTGATTTGATAGAAGAAAGCACAGATAAACCTTTTGATATATCACCTATTATAGTTTTTACAGGTTACTCTTTGGATGGTTCTGTTATAGGTGAAGACCTTTATCAGTATTGGGAGGCCTCAATAGCAGCAAGTATAAGAGCATTTGGAGTAATATTACAACTTTTAGAGAGGACAAAAGACATAACAAAAATTATGCCTGCATCTGCAACTCAAAGAGATGAAACAAGTGGTGCTACTTATGACAATGGCTCTGACACAATCTTGTATGAAGATTTAAGTAATCCTGTAAAGGTTGAGTATGTATCACCTACTCTTATGATAAATGAGGCAATCTCTATTTATGAACTATCTCTAAAAAGATTAAGTCGTGATACGTCTCTATCTTTCTCTATGTATGACACAAAAGAGTTAGGAAGTAATGCAAGTGGTAAGAGTTTGAAAATGTCTATGTATAAAACTGAATTAAGAGCAACTACTTTTAAGACTTCTATTATCAGAACCTTAAAAGAACTGATTTATAAAATTGCTCTATTCTATGGTATAGAGATTGATTTTTCTGATTTCACAGTTACTTGGGAAAGTGGTTTCATACAGGATGATGAAGAGTTGACAAATATAGTAAATATGAGAAATGGTGGTATTCCTACTTTAAGTCTTGAAGATAGTATTGCTATATTAGACGATTTAACGCCCTCAGAAGCCAAAAAGAAGGCAGATGGTATCTTATGCCTCGTTAAAGATAAAACTGAGACAGAGAGCGAAATAGACACCAATTTGACCATTCCAGAGGAAACAATGACAAGAAGTGACAAAAAAGAAGAAGAAAAAGTGAAAGAACACGCAGAATCACCATTTGGGGGGAGTGATATAAATGCAAATTAAAGCAAAAAGTTTTATTCAAGGTCATCCTGATATGTTTAGTACACCTTCTTCTACTGACTTTGAACTTATAAAGAACTTTCTAAAATCAGAAGATATTAAGCCAGAGGACTTATTTGTTTATCCTGTAAGGTTATGTGATAACTGTAAAGATAGAGATGGTGAAATGTTTTCTGATACAGCATTGGAGAGTGTATCAAGGTTAGCAGTTGGTGTAGTAGGTATCAAAAATCATGATTGGGTATCAGAGAATGCCCATTCAAGAATATATAAAGCAGAAATTGAAGAAATTGACGGTATAAAGTCAGTTATAGGTTATGCTTACACAATGGTTACAGACTCCACACAGGAGTTTATAAATAATATAAAATCTGGTTTGCTTCAAGAAATCAGTATTGGTTTTAGTGCTAAAAACTATGTAGAAGTTGATGGTATAAGAATTATTGAAGATGTTGAAGAAGTGTTTGAGTGGAGTTTTGTAGCAGTTCCAGCACAGCCAAAGGCTGGTGTAGTAAAAAATATGTCGAAGGAGGTAGCAAGTATGGAATTAGAGGCTCGTTTAAAAGAGTTAGAACAGGAAATAGAAACAAAATCTTTAAAACTTAAAGAACTTGAAGATAGTGTGGCTGAAAAGGATGCAAAAATCACAGAGTTACAGACTGCTATTGTAGAGGCAACAATTAAATCTGCTGTTGAAGGTGTAAAGAACAAATTTAAGTTCAAAGGTGCTAAAGCAGAAGAAGTTGCAGATGGTGTTATTAGAGATATTGTTGCTATAACAGAAGATGGTACAGTTGAGGGTTGTGACCTTGCTGAACAGACCATCAAAGAGGACTATGATTTCTTATATGTAGATGATGAACCACACGAAAAATCAGCAGACGAGGAAGAATCTGATGCCAAAGGCGAAGATACTGACGAGGATGAAGATAAGGTGGAAGTTAAGAATTATGCGTATATTGCAGATTCTATTGTTAAGAAGTCAAAAGAGTTAGATTTTACATATATAAAAAGATAATAAAGAGAGGGGTTTTTAATTATGGCTGAAAATGTAAAAGTAGTTATAGAGACTTGTAAGTCTTATAGTAATCAAGTAGTTAGAGAACCATTTTTGGGTATTGGTTATTTACCTTTGGTAAAACATGAAATCTTCGACTACTCAAAATTTGGTAAGGAAACAATGATAAGAGAAATCACAGGTGGTACAGCAAGTGATTATGACATCAATTCAGGTTTTGAAGCAAATGGTACAGGTGGTAGTGCAAAATGGATTCCTTATGTAGCACCTTATGATAGAGGAATTACATTTGCAGTAGATTCAATGGATGAGTACAACGCAGTTTTAGCAGGTATGGAATTAAGTGGTGCGGCTATTGCAAAACAGAACTTAATAAATATGGCTGCTGAGATTGATGCAACAACAACAGCAGCACTTTATGCAAGTGTTCCTTCAGCAAACGTATTATCTTCAACAACTGCAAAGTTAGACAAAGATAATATCATAGCAACAATCGATGATATTGAATCAAAAATCTTCAATGCTGGTTACAATGGTGATTGTTACGTATTCACTCGTGCGAGTGTTTATAGTGCTTTCAAGGCTGCAATCATAGACAAAAATGGTATTGCAAATGAAGATGTGTTGAAATTAACACCTGTAAAAGGTTTAGAGATTGAAACACGTGTATTAAAGTACAACAATATGTACTTTGTAAGAATTGCAGATAACAGAATGTACTCTGCAATCACACTTTTAGATGGTAAGAGTGAAGGTCAAGAAGCAGGTGGTTATGTAAAGGCTGATGGTGCTTCTTATGTAGATGTTTTGGTAGTTCCTGCTCCTGCAGCTGCATTAAGTTTAAGACACTTTGTTGCTAACTTGCTTGTTCCTATGGCATTTATGCATGGTTTAAATCCTGGTGAAGTTCAGGCTGAATTAGGTGGTGTAAATGATTTAACAGGTGGTGCTGTTGCATTTAGTAATGTAGGTATCAATCAGAAAGCAGATGCATTCGAGTATCAGACAAGAATGATTTATGGTGCTATGGCATTTAATATCTGGAAAAAGACATTATTTGCTATAACAACTCCTATTGCCTAATCTAAATTACAACTACATTTAACAATTTAATATCTGGTGGGCTTCTTTTAGAAGCCCACCAGATAGAAAAATAAGGAGGGTTTACAAATGTTTGTGAAAGTAAAAGCACATGGTGTTTATAGATATATAAAATCTCAAAATTCAGAACTTTTGTCAGTATTAAAGACTGCACCTGATTTTGAAGTAGAACTTGATGATAGTGGTGAGATTAAGTTATTTAGTGCAACAGATGTTAGTGGTATTTTAAGACCTGTTTCTACTACAAAGGATGATTTGGCTGCGTCATTGGGTGTAAAAAAGACTTCTACTCGCAAGACTTCTAAATAAGGGAGTGTTGTGAAATGGCAGAAATAAAGGTAAATATAAACTCTTATGTAAGTTTAGAAGAAGCAGATAAATATGTTGAGACCTACTATACCTCTACTTCTGCTGAAAGATTAAAATGGCAGGAGTTATCAGAAGAAGATAAAATAATAAAATTAATTTCTTCTGCAAGAGCCTTAAATAACTTGAGGTATAAAGGTCAAAAGGAAATAAATGGTCAGCCTTTGGCTTTTCCCCGTAAGTATGCTGTTTATGGTTTTACCATAACTTATGCACCTTATATTTCACAATACAAAGATAACTCTCTTTTAGAAGGTGTTAATGGAAGTGCTAATGGTCTTGATGCTGCAAAAGAGGCTCAAATAGTTAATGCTGTTACAGGTGTTTCTATGGATGAAGGTATTATTACTGATGTCTTAGAAAGGTCAGTAGCAGGTGTAAAAAGTAAGTCAGCAGGTAGGATGTCAGAATCTTATGATAATGACACAAATAGAGCAAAGTACCTTTCCATAGGTATCTATAACATAGATAAAATAAAAAATATTTTGAACGCTTGGATAAGTGATTCAGTATTCAGCATATAAGGGGGTTATTTTATGGATTTGACAAGTATTGATTGGACTTCTCTTGTAAGTGCGTTAGGTTTTCCTATTGTTATGTGTGGTCTATTGTTTTGGGTTTTAAGAGATACCATCAAGCGTGATAAAGATGAAGCAAAAGCAAGAGAAGATAAATTATTGGAAAATCAAGCAAATACCATATCAACTTTAAATAAAGTTGGTGAAAGTATAGAGAGAAGCGATGAGATAAATCGTGAGTTAAGTGAAACAAATAGACTTCTTGTAGAGAAGTTAGAAGATAAATTGGTGGGTATAGACGCTAATGTAAATAAAATATTAGACAAGTTAGACTAATAAAAAAGAAGGTGTGAATTATGCAAATAAATAGGTATTTCAAAACACCAATTAAACTAAAACGCCTATTATCTACTGAAAATGATATGAACTTACCAGAGTTTTCAGATGAAGAAATCATAATGGCACGTGCAGATGGTCAGGCAGGATTAAGGTTTGGGGGTCACGACATCATAAGTTCAACAGATTATGTATATTTAGTAGGTGATGAAATTACTGTGGGTTCTTTGCTTAATGACATGCCTGTAAAAAATGTGGAGCCAATATATGAGTTTAATGGAAAAATTCATCATTATGAAGTAATTGCTGGTCCTGCGAGGTGATTTATATGCAGGTATATGTAGATATTTCTTATTTGGTGGCAGGTGGTGAAGAGATTATTGCAGATAGTCTTATGAGTGATAAAGAAAAATTATTGTTTATTTTGGCTGTTAGTGAAAGGATGCAAGAGTTGATAAGGAGATATTGTCCTTATGACAAAGGCACATTAAGGGAGTCTCTATCAGTCAAAGAAACACAAACAGGAGTTATCTTCTCCTACTCTGTACCTTATGCACCTTATGTCCACGAAATACTCTATAGACACCACAAGCGCCCTACCCGTGCGAAGTGGCTCGTAGAGGCACTTCGCCAGTCATTAAAGGAGTTAATACTGGAATTTGAAAATGAAAATATACCAAGTTTTAATGTGGTTTTTAGTACAAATCCTGCATTGGAGTTGGAATTGACCTTATCAAACAATGGTATGAATTGGAGGGATTTTGTGTGAGTAAGTATAAATTGTTGTTTAATTATCTTAAAACTTTACTTCCCTCTGAATATCATGTAACCTTTGGTACTCAAGAAGAAGGTAAAGAAAACACCATAGGTGCATTTTTTCAAGGTGGTAAGCCAAGAAAGAAGTTAATAAATAATGGGAGTTATTTAGAAGATGTTGTGAGTGTTACTCTAAATATAAACTCTAAAAAGGATTATAAGTCTGTAGAGAAGTGTATTGAAGATTTAGAGTTGTTTATTCAAGAGTTTAATAAGGTTCATGATTTTACATATAGTGAAGGTGATTCTTCTGTATCGATTTTATATACAGAATTGTTTGGAAATATCAACCAGCTTGGTTTTAATGGGGTTGGTATTCCCTGCTTTTCAATAAATTATGTTATTTACTATAAATAAGGGGGTTTTATAAATGGCAAAAATAGATGTACCTGTAACAAATATTGGCTTTAATGTACTTTTGGGTGCTTATAATACAAAGCCTACTGATGAAGATTTTTTAGGTGATATAAAGTCTGCTGACGGTATTGAGTATCAGGTGGAAAAGATTAAGTATGCACCTGTAAATTTGGGTGGTTATGCTTCTGAAGTTCCTACACTTAAAGTAGGTCAAGCAACAACAATAGAGATTTATATGAATGACAATTATGTGAAATTACACGATAAGTTCCATAATAATGACGTTTCTACTGCTGAATTCTATTGTTCTTTGGCTTTGAAGTATCCTAAAAATGACAGAAATGCTAATGTACCTGATTATTGGTATGATGGTTTTATTTCAAAAATTAAACAGTCTGGTGGTACTGAAGCAGAGGCACAGTATTTCACAATCGAGTTTACTCCTACTTCTGCACCTATGAAGATGGAAACAACTGAAACAGGCGAAGATGAATAATAATTTTTAGGGCAGACGGACGGTTTACAGTCTGTCTGCCCTATATCTTTATAAGGGGGATTTTAAGATGGCAAAAATATCAAAAAATTTAGAAGAAGTTCAAGAGTTATTTAATAGTTTGGGTATTAGGTACACAATGGCTGCTTTTAGATATTGTGCAGAGCATAAAATAGACTTAAATAATTTAGAAGAGTTTACTTGTGAAAACTTACTTAACTTAATTATGCTTGGAACACCTAATATAAAACCTGAAGAAGCAGATGAAGTAATAGAAAAGTGGAAAAATAAAGGTAAGTACTCTTTACCTTTACTTCACATTATGGCATACAAAGAGGCTCATGATAGTGGTTTTTTTATAAACGAGGAAGATATGAAGGCAATGAACGAGATGGATACAGGGAAAATGGATGTACTCAGACTTCTTCTTCCAGCAATAACAAAGGAACTTTCAGGCTTAACGAACTTTCAAGAGGGATTGAAGAATACTCTCTAAAAGACTTATACCATAAAACTGTATCATTATGTTTGTCTTATGGTCTTTCTTATAGAGATTTCTTGAGTATGACTATGAATGAAGTTATAGCATATACAGAAAAAGTTCAACAAGTAAAAGAGATAGAGAGATATGATTTAGCAGTAAAAATAGGTCAGTTATTTAGTGAAGATGGTCTAAAACCACCTACTTTTACTGAAACATACAAAAAGACTCAAAAAGTACGTGATGCATCAGAGTTATCACAAGAAGAGAGAGATTATTGGGTAAATAAGATTATAGATTTCCAAATAAAACAAGTAGAAAAAATAGAAGAATTGAGGTGATAAAATTGGCTGAAAATAATGTAATGATAACAGGTAAGAGTGATTCTTATGATGAGACATTAAAGAAAATTATAGAACTTAATAAGAAAATGAATGAAGAATTAAAGGCCTCAAAAAAATATTTGGAATCAACAAATGAAATTTATAAAGAGTTGTCAAGGCAAACAAAGGACTTTGCAACTTCTCTTGGTCAGATTTTTGGTATTACTACTCAAAGCAGTAAATCAACAGAACAAGCAATAAACAGGGTTCAAAGAGGTGTAGATAAGTTAAAAGGAAAAGCAGATAGAGACGGTTTATCTGCGATTCAAAGTAGTGTAAAGAGTATAGCGGGGATGTTAAAAGGTAATTCCAACTTTGCCTCTATTTTAACTAATTCTCTTAAAACTGCTGTATCTTCTTCCTCTTCTCTCAATACTTCCCTTGCTACTACTTCTTCTACCATAGGTGCTACAAGTTCAGCAGCAGGTGGTGCATCTGCTGGTTTAGCAAGTATGGGTGGTGCTGCATTAGGTACAGCAGGTGCGGTTTTGGCTGTTGTAGCGGCTATTGCAGCGCTGTTAGGTATGATGTATAAACTTGGTGAAGGTGGTTATAAAGCACAATTAACTATTGCAAACTCTGAAAAAGTGTTAGGTTCTTCTTTCAAAACTGCGTATGGTTGGGCTAATAAGATGAATGATGAACTTGGTATTGCACAAGACAGAACTATGGCTTTAATCTCTGCAACTGCTCAATTAGGTAGAAGTTCAGGTATGAGTACTCAATCTTCAGCAACAATGGGTATAGGTGCAAACAGATTAGCAGTTCAAATCAGTAATAGTACAGGTATTGATATAGAATCTATAACAGGACAGATAAACTCTGCTTTAGGTGGTTCAAATAGTTTAGGTGCTTATGGTATCAATGTGAGTGATACTGCTGCTAAATATTGGTTATTACAGAAAAAAGGTATTGATGCTTTCAATGGTGCAGTAAGTGAAAGTACAATGGTATATGCTCGTTATATGTTGATTCAAGAACAAGCAAATGTACTTAAATATAAAGATTCTGAAAACACTCAAAATCTTGCTGCTATGCAACTTAAACTTAAAAACACTATGGACTCACTCTCTAAATATGCACAGGCTATTTTTATACCCGTTTTTCAGGCTATTACAGAAGTGTTATTAGCACTTGCAGAGGCTACACTTTGGGTTGTTAATGGTTTTAGAGAGATTTTAGGTATGAAACAACTCACTTTGGACATTGGTGGTCCAAGTCAAGAAAGTATAGATGCAGCAGGTGATTTATATAGTCAGTATAAAAAAATGGGTGATGAATTAGAGGCATTAAAGCAACAGTTATATGGCTTTGATGAAGTAATCACACAAAATCCTTATGACAATACAATAGCAGATTTAAGTTTAGAAGATGCAGGTTTAACAGATGTTATTGATACAGATGGTGCAGTAAAAGACGGTAAACAGTATGCACAGGAGTTTAGAGAGAGTTTTAAGACAGTATTAAGTAAAATGGGTCCTTTAGGTGAAACTATGGGGATGTTCTTCAATGTTGATAACAAGGCTTATGAAGAAATGAACGAATTAGAACAATGGTTAAATCAGCCAGGTAAAAAGTTTATAGAATTAGCAGAAAAAGGTGAGGCTGATACTTGGACTTTTGCAAAAGCAGTATTAGGTGAAAGTTTGCATGAATTTCCAATAGTTGCAGAAATAGAAGCACTATTAAAAGGTGATGGTAAGGACTTTATTTTAGAGTGTTTGCAAACAGGACTTTTATTTAATCCTATCACTTGGCCCATTGGTTTACTTTGGAAAGGCTTTGACATTCTATCAAAGTTTAAGGATGAAAATGGTGAATGGGATGTTTTAGTAGAGTTTTTAGATTTAGGCAAGTTAAAAGAGGGATTTGAAGAGGCTTGTGATTGGTTGTATGAAAAGTTATCAGGTTTTGGTGGTTGGTTAGGTGAACAGATAAAATCAGCACTCTCTAACTTGAATCCTGCAAATGCTGCTGTAAATCTTTATTCTTATGCAAAAGGATTAAATCAAGACCAAGAAAACTCTTTAAGAGAAAGATTATCTACAACTTGGATTGGTGGTCTTTTACCAGGTTATGAAAAAGGTGGCTTTATAAAAGCAGCACACATAGCACAGTTAGACCCTAATGAGGTTGCTTTACCACTAACACCTTCAGTTTTAAGTGGTATAGGTGATAGAATCTTTGAAAACTCTCGTGTAGAAGGTTCAGGTGGTGGAAATATCACAGTTAATGTTCATTTAGGTGAAAATGGTGCAATAATTGCGGATAATTACTCTTTGCAGAAGTTCAGTAAGAAGATTGGTGAAAATGTGGCTCAACAGTTGAAGTCCACAGGTCAACTTGCTTATGGTAGAAAATATTAAGGGAGGTATGTGATTATGACAATTTCAGAAGTATCAACAAAGTATAAAGATTGTCCTTTTATGATAGACGGTTATCATGTACCTTCCCCTTCCCTTGGGGTTTGGTTGTATGAGTGGGAAAGAGTTTCAAGGTCTTATAATAACAGTAATGCTGATTTTATAGATATTACAATAGCACAGAAAGATAAGTTTAATTGGAAGTATGATGCAATAAAATTGAGTGAATTAAGACCTATTGAGGCTTATATAAAAAACAAAATTTCAACAGGTTCAAACTCTTTCAAAATCACTTCTTGGACTCCTGATAGGGGTTATATCACAAAGGACTGTTATTTAGGAACACCTATACAATACATTCCTAACTCTACAATTTCAGACACAGAAGGACATGGTACTTTGAAGTTTGAGTACCATTGGATACAAATAAAAGGCTCTAAAAACATTCAAAATGGTTGAAGGGGGTTAAATTATGAGTGAGATAGTAAAATTACCTATTTGGACTAATAATGAGGTTTATAAGGCAATTTTGACCTTTGACAATGGCTCATCCTATACTGCTCTATCTGACAACTCTGAAACCAATGTCCTCTCTTCTTTGGACATCACAGAAAGTTCAGCAATAACTTCAGGTAATCCTGTGGGTATAATGGAGCCAAACTATGCAAATTTACGTATTGTAGATTTTACAAATAATCTACTCTCTACTAACAAACAATCCCCATATTACCACTATATGAGAAATGGTGTGCGTATAGATTTGTTTGTATCTTATGATGGTGGTAGTTATGAGCCTTTTGGTGTTTATTATACAGATGATTGGCAGTCAGAAAAAGCAAATGGTGGTTATTCAGAAGTAAGTTTAAGTTGTGTTGATAATCTGGAGTATATAGGAAATAAAGAACTTCCCCCACTTCCTGCTTATGCTGGTGTAAATGTGGTGGATTTGCTTAAAAATATATTCTTGGGTATAGGTTTAAAAGAGAGTGATTTTCATATAGATGAGAGTTTATCTCTAACTATGGTTTATGCTCTTACAAAGAGTTCAACAGTTAGAGAGGCTTTAAATAGTATTGCACAAGCGCTTACTGCTCGTATATATACAGATAGAGCAGGAATAATTCAAGTTGTTCCTGCTTTACCTGAAAAGGAAATAAAATATGAACTTGATGATATTTATATAGAGAGTTTTCAAGTAAAACATAATAAGATTTCACAGTATAACAAAGTGAAGTTATTGTATAACAAAATTGATAATCGCCCTGCTGATACAATTTTGGAGTTAAATAATCAAATCTTGGTATCAGGACTTAATGAACTTAAAAATTTGCAGTTAAATCAGAATGTATTAAGTATAGATGGCGTTTTTATCACAACTGATGCAGATAATGTCAGTAATATAGATAAAATAGGCTCTATTGATTACGTGGCATATCAAGGTGGTATTGATATTTCTATATTTAATAACCTTGATACTGAATTGACAGTAACTATTGAAGTTATAGGTAGAATGTCAGGAAGTACAAATGCCTTTGTAGAGAGTTCAATAAGTGGTTCTGATGTTAAAGTTGCTAATGTCTTGACACTTGAAAACTCTATGATACAAGATGAAAAAATAGCCCAAGATTATGTAAATAAAGTGGCACTTTATCTTTATAGTATGCAGCAAGAAGTGATATTTAGTGGTTCTTTGTGTTCAAGATTAAATGTTCAAGATTATGTAAAAATAAATTCAGAGGACAGTTCTATTGCTGGTACATATCTAATTACTCAACTTAATTTAGTTGAGGGAGAAGCATATTCTTTAAGTGTGACAGCAGTAAAAATAAGGGAGTGATAATGTATGGCAGATGTATTAAACTTTGATAAAACAAACTTTTTAGGTTATATAGATACTCGTTGGGTATTAAAAAATTGTGTTTTAACTTCTGACAATATTCTTCAAATAATGCCTACTGGCTCTGCTTTACTCACTCTAATTGATGAAGTTCAAGACCAATTTGCCTATATCAACCTAAAATTAAAGTTTTCGGGTGATAGTATATCACCCGAAAACAACTACAAGAGCAAACCTACAATATATTTGAGAGAGGCATATAAGGACTTACAGACAAATGAAGTAAACAAATCAGTATTTAGGGGTTTAGGTTTTAACACCTTTATTGAAGAAGATGATGTTTATACAGATTCTACTACTTTTAAGACTGAAAATCGCCCCATGGCTCAATTTCAGTTAGAGATAAAAAATGAGACAGAGGACACTCTTTATATTCACTCTATTGAAGCATATAAGAGTATAGACATTCCTGAAAGTCAAGTGTCAAAGTTTACACAATCACTTCTTAAAAAAGGTAGTGCAGAAATCTTTAAGGTTTATCACAATGATGATGCTGTTTACTCTATGAATGGATTGGGTGTTTTCACTCAAAACAATATTGCAGAAATAAAGTTTAAATTAAATCTTTATGACGGTCAGTTAATCTCTATAAAGACTAATGCAGGACAGACAGTATCAGTACAGCACATTATAGAGCAGATTAACCTTGAAGAAGCATAAGGGGGGTTATACTATGACAGAAGAAGAAAAAGTAGTTATACAGGGGTTTGTTAAAAACAGATTAGCAGTAGATGATAATTGGTGGATAAATTTTCTTTTGGGTGTAGGTTTAGCAGGAATTGCTTGTGGTGACTACATTTTAGAGAAAACTGAAACTGAATGATGGACACGTGAGATATGTCAGTGGTCATAAATTTGAGCAGAAAACACATGATTAATAAGGGGAATTAATTTTATTATATATTAATTATATAATATATACATTGACAAAAAAGTACAAGGTGGTGAATATAATGGGTTTTCAAAGACTTGTACCAGAAGAAGAACCAATTATACTGGGTTATCTTTTAAGTCCTTATTTACTAGGACCTAAAAAAAGTGGGTTTTTTGGAAGTTATGCAAACACTACACCATATCAGTATGGTAGTGATGATGAGGATGGAAGTGGTGATTTTCCTCGTGGTAGGCATGGTAAACCACCTTATACTACTGCAAATGGTGACCTTGTAGGTTTAGGTGGTACTCAAACAAGTGGTGGTAGTGGTAACTATGAGGGCATCTTTGGTCAAGGTGGTAGAGGTGGTGCTTGGACTTCATCAGGTGGTGGTGGTGGCTTTTATGGTGGTGGTAGTGGTTATGTTTTTGCAGGTGGTGGTGGTGGTTCTTCTTTTGCTTATGGAACAGGCACAGTTTTTGCAAATGGTCAAAGTATGACAGCAATAGCACCTGCAAATTATATGCAAATTACAGAGTATATGGAAGAACAAGGCTTTATAGGTTGGACTCCTGAAGAAGTTATGTTTTATAATGGCTTGTTGGTGGGTTATCTTCCAGAGTTCAGCAGAAATGCAAATTTTGGTAATGGTAGGGCTACAATAAATGGTGCTGTTTTTGAGTATAGTAGTAGTACTTATGAATATGTTGTGCCAGCAGATGATTGGTATTTGTGTGAGTGTTATGGTGGTCAAGGTGGTGGTGCATCTGCCTCTGAAGATACAACAAAGGCTTATGTTGGTGGTTGTGGTGGTTATGCAAAGGCTATGTTTTATCTTAGAGCAGGTATGAAGTTGTATATAGAGGTAGGTCAATCAGGTGGTATTATGAGAGACCCTTTAAGACCAAAAGGTTATGGTGGTGGTGCGGGTAGAACACAGGGATATGCAGGTGGTGGTGCTACTTCTATATACTTAAAACCTAATGACTTTTCTGCTCGTCTTTTAGTAGCAGGTGGAGGTGGTGGTGCAAGTTGTTCTGATATGAGTGGAAGTGATAGACCTGAAGACTATGGTGATGATAGTTATGGAAGTGGAAAAATAACAACGGGAAAGCAAATGTTTATAATCTCTGATTTATCCATAGCACATGTAGATATGACTTATAAGACTTCAAATGACATAAAAGAGGGAAAGTATATAAAAGTCAGTTTATATGTAGATGGTGTAAAGCGTGGAGAGATAACAAAAGATGCAGTAGCAGGTGGTAGTTTTGAGAGTTTTGTGTTTGATAATTTTGATACTTGGCTACCAAAAGACACTACACCATATTGGGCTTGTCTTGAAGCAGTAGTAGAGACGAATTTAGAGCAATTAGCAATACCCGTAGGTGGTTTAGTGATATGGGTAGAAACAAAGCAGAGAGTTAATGATATTGTGCCTTTAATAAAGAGTTTATTTGGGTATTTTACAGACTTGGTAAAAGCAAAATCATATTTAGAGTTCTTTTTAGAGAAAGTAGGAAAAGCAGATTTATCAGATTTAGAGCGTATAAAAAGTAAAGTTAGTGTAAGTAGTTTTATTGAGGTTTATCTTGAAGTGATAAGGAAATTATGCTTAAAAACTACAACAAACATAAAAACTGATTCTTATACTAACTTCTTCTTTGGTAATTACATACCATCAGAAGATAAAACAAATTACATTTTTTATACTACAAGCAATGTTGGTGCTGACTCTTATACTGCAATTTTTTTAAAGAAAAACAGTACTGAAGAAACTGATTTATCAAGATTGTCCTCAAAAATCGATGCATCCTCTTATATAGAGGTGAAAATAAAAACAGTTCCAGAGTTGAAAATTGACACAGTTGTTAATATAGATTCTGCTACTTATAATGAATTTAAGGGGGTTTAATATATGTCAACAATAAATATACAACCAGTAGTGACAGCAAATGGTGAAACAATACTTTCTGTCTTTACTCCTATGGGTAGGTATGTTTGTGTACTTGGTGCTGATTTGATTATGAAAATGATTGAGTCAAACCCACAAGGAAGTAAAGCATTGGGGTTAGGTAGTTTAAGACTAAATGCAAATAGCAACTATGATACTTTACAAAACTTAAATAAAACAAACAACCTACATATCTACTTCTACAATTCAGGTGGTAAAGAAGCAGTACTTTTCAATGGTAAACTTCCAAATTTTGTGACTGGTTATTTAGATGTAGATTCTTCAAAAATCACAGCAAAAGCAAGTAATTCTATTGATACATCTACTATCACAGACACCAAAGAGGGTCTGATAAAAGAGAGATTAGGTCTCTTTAATCTTTGTGGTACTATGTGTGGTATAACTGCATATTGGCCTCAAGGATATGGTACAGGAGAGTTTGATAGTATATGTGTGAGTTTGGTAGATTTAGAGCAGTTAAAAACTCTTTTACCTACTTCATCTTCTGTAAGAAGTCCAATATATGCGGGTATAACACTTGCAATTGAAGATAATGCAAGTGCAAATGGTGCGGATTTTACATATATCAGAAATGGTGTGACAGGAATCACAGATGAAAACACATTTTTACTGAAAATTAGAGGTAGAGCTGGACTTTGGGATTATAATTTAGTTACAGGTGATTTAGTTCAAAGTAAGAGTACATATAGTGGTTATATGGGTATGTGGGGTTATCCTCAGTTTGTTATAGATGGGGTTTTGTATGGTTTGACTACAAGAGAGACAGCATCAGAAATTTATACAAATAACTCAACTGTTTATCTTTTCAGTCACAATTTAACAGACCATACAGAAGTTATTGGCTCTTCTTGTAATATAAATGAGGCCTCTTCACTTATAAAAATAGGTCAAGATTTATACTTAAACACTCAAAATCACTCTTATGGTAGTACTTCAAGTTCTTATAAGCCTGCTTATAAGAAAGTAACTCTTTCAAATATGACTGTATCTTCTACAACTCTAACTCATACTGCACCAACATATCTTGGTTCAGACTACTCAATAGATAGCTTTGATGATGGTACATATCTTTTACATGACATTAAAAATATGGTGTCATTTAAGTTCACAGATATAACCAATATAGAGGGTTCTATTGTAGAGCCATATTGGGTATGTTTAGGTCAACCTGTTACAGTAGGAGAAAAAACATATTTTATGGCTTATAACAAAGAGGGTTTTTATTATGATAATGTTCCACATGCTACAAATCAAACTACCTTCAAGACAGTAGATTATGGTTACAACAAATATATGCTCTTAACGGGTGACATAGGACCACTTCTTGCTTATGGTCAGTTCAGCAAAACTTATGAAAAAGCAGCAGATATGGATTTTACAACTAACTACTATATCAATGTTACTTCTTCTAACTAAAAAAATGATTTTGGACAGTTATAAAAATAAATATTAATAAATTTAAAATTATTAGGCTTATTTTTTCTGTTTGGACATAAATTTAAACAGTGGTAGTATATATTAATAAGACCTATTATAAATATACTATATATAATACAACAACATAGAAAAACTTATTAAACATAATACATATTGGAGATATAATCTTTTCTTCTTTTGTTGTTAGTAGTGGTGGTGTTGGTGGAGTTGTTGGTGGAGTTGTTGTGATATAGTTCAAATTATTCATATTATTTCATATTCATAAATAAACACATCCTATTTACAAGATATGGGGGAACTTCTATGAAGTTCCCCCATATCTTTATGTTAAAAGTGATGAAAATGTAGTTATAAATTGATTTTTTGCGTGTTTTATGATATAATTTTGATATTAATTAAATAGGGATGATATTGTGAGTGAAGAAGAAAAGAGATTAAAAAGATGTTGTTTTACAGGACATAGACCAGAAAAACTGAATATGATGGAATTTCGTGTGAAAATGCTATTAAAAGCAGAGATAAAGCGTGCCATTCGTGATGGTTATGTAACTTTTATTAGTGGTATGGCAAGAGGTATAGATATGTGGTCTGCTGAAATAGTTTTGAACTTGAAAAAGAAAAATCCAGATATTCATTTAATCTGTGCTTTACCTCATAGAGATTTTGAAAGTAGATGGGGTTTAGAAGAGCAGAGAAAATATAGAGAGATTTTAGAGCAGGCAGATTTGGTAAGATATATAAATGAAAACTATTTTAGAGCGTGTTATCAGAGAAGAAATGAGTGGATGGTAAATCATTCCAACAGAGTTATAGCTGCTTTTAATGGTGAGTTGGGTGGTACAAAAAACACCATAGATTATGCAAAAAAAATAGGACTTCAAATTATAAACATTCTCAATCACTCCATTTAACAAATACGGGTGGACTTCTATGAAGTCCACCCGTATATTAATGTATAGAGATGTAGTTTAGAGAATATCTTGAATTGCTTTTGCTATGCGTGAGATAACAGGAACAACAACAGAATTACCTGCTTGTTTATAGAGATGTGTATTTGCTGTGTCTTGTGGTAATTTGAAATCAAGAGGGAAACCTTGAATGTTGAAACATTCTTTTGGTGTTAATTTTCTAATTCCTGTATCACTTAAAATTAATGGTACATTATGCCCACCTGTTCCCATATTAGCAGTAAGAGTAGGACAAACATTATTTTTGTTTTCTCTTACATAAGTTCTTCTCCATTGGTAAACAGTATCTTGTGATTTCATATCACGTTTGAGCATATCATAGAAATGGCAGGTATCAGTATAATAGAATTTACTGTCAAGTTTACTATGGAAGTCAATAATATCAGAAAGTTTGGTAGTAAGTTCAATGGGTTTTGGGAATTCAAATTGTTGGTATAGAGATTTAGACCTGAAACCTACAATATAGATTCTCTCTCTATTCTGTGGTATATTTCCATACTCCATAGCATTAAGGACTTGGTATTTTACATAATAGCCAGCCTTTTCTAACTTCTCTAAAATTACTCTGAAAGTATTACCATTGTCGTGACCTACAAGGTTTTTAACATTTTCAAGAAGTATAATCTTGGGTTTTTTAGCCTTTATAATTCTTTCAAGTTCAAAGAAGATAGTACCTCTACCTGTTTCATCATCAAAACCTTGTCTATATCCAGCGATGGAAAAGGGCTGACAAGGAAACCCTGAAATAAGAACATCAAAGTTGGGTATATCAGATGCTTTTACTTCTTTAATATCTCGTGTATCTACTTTAATGTCAAAGTTTTCTTCAAAAGTTTTAGCAGGAATGGGGTCAATTTCATTAGCATAGATAGTCTTAAAGCCATTTTGTTCAAAAGCAATATCAATGCCACCTACACCTGCACAAAATGATGCCATTGTGAGTTCTTTCATAGTATCAAATCCTTTCTATAAATTGCGGCGTGCTGCAATTTTATATCTGAAAAAGTAGAGATAAAACACTCTACCTTTCATATTTATTTTCTGTTATCTTTAACAATTCTGCATCTGCGTATATCAAAGATAATATCTGGTTCAAGTTGTTTTGCATCAACAAAGAGAGTTTGAAGACTAACGTGTGGTCTTCTTCCTTGGTCCTTCTGTTCCTGTATAGTTTGTGTTTTATTGGCTGGGTATTTTCCAAATTCTTCAGAATTAATCTTCAAGTCATAGATATATAACTGATTTTCTTCAAGATTAAATCTTAAAAATACCAAGTTATCAAACACACACTTTGGACCAAAAGAAGATAAATCACCTTCAAAACGTGAAGTAGCCTTAAACTCAATCTTGTTGTTAGTTGTGGGGTCAGTAGCATCTCCTACTTCATCCCCTCTATTCCATAAGTAACCTAAACAGTAACAAGCCATAGGTTCACTAATAGCATCAGGCATATTTATACCTCTATGGCTATTATTAGAGATGTAGGTGTTTAGGTCTTTCCATTTGAAATAAGCATTACAAGTTTCGTCTATTCTGGCATCATCAATCTTTATGTGACCAAAGTCTTTGTATATTGGCATAACCACCTTTTAGAGCATTTTATCCCTATATACAATCCAGTATAGCACAAAAAGATGAAAAAAGGAAGCATTTTGTAAAAATAAATATGTTTTAATTCAATTTTCTCTGTTTTTCACAATATATTATTACTTCATATTATATAACCCCTTTAAACTTACATTATTTGCAGGTGTTTTAGAAAAACACCTGCAAATAATAGGTGTTGGAAAAAGTAGAGAAAATTTTAGAACACCTATTTTTTGTTAATTTTAGGTATGATTTTATATGATTTTTTAAAAATAAAAATCTATAGAGTGGAAAGGTGTCAGGTGTTGTATTTTTTGATGAGATTTTTACACATTTCCTACTTTATATTATTATAGTGGTATTCTGGACATAAATTATAAAAGTTCTGAGCAGTATTTATAAAATAGATGGGTATTTTTATAAATTAAATATTTTCACTTTAACACTCTTTAATCTTTCTTTTGTTATAAAAGTATGGTATAAAAATATTTAGAGTGAAAAATTATAAAAATATTTAATTATAGAGAGGACTTTTGCCTGTTATTACTGCATTTTGTATTTTATTTTTCTGTTGTGGTGCTTGTTGTTGAGTTTGTGGGGTTTTTCTCATATTCTTCAAAAAGTTTATACAAAGTTTGTCTGCTGATACCTAACTCTTTTGCAAGAGTGGTTTTGTTATAAACTCTTTTCTGCCATAACTCATACCACTTACCAAAGTCCTCAACCTGAATTGGTTTTCTTCCTTTATATACACCTCTCTTTTTAGCTTCCCGTATCCCGTCTGCCTGTCTCTCGCGAATATTTTCCCTTTCGAGTTCAGAACAGCAGCCCAAGATAGATACAAAAAATCGTGTGGTTTTATTAGAATCAGAGATGGTCAGGTTTTCTTTTATAGAGATTAGAGTGACTTTTTTCTCTATGAGTATATCCATAATATTGAGCATATCCTTTAGGGACCTTGATATCCTTGATAAGGAATATATAACGATTTCGTCATTGGCTCTTACAAAATTAAGAAGTTCTTGTAGTTGTGGTCTTTCCATATTTTTACCACTAATTTTTTCTTCAAAAACTCTTTCAGGTTTGTAGGGTTCTATACTTGCTCTCTGCATATCCAGATTTTGTGAGTCAGAACTGACTCTGATGTAGGCAACAACCATTTGTCTTTTAACTCCTTTGCTTGATTTTGGTCACATCATAACTCTTCAGTATAAAATCGTCAAGCTAAACTTAAGACTTGGTTTACACTTTGTCAAAATAACCAGAAATCAACTCTATTTATACATAAAAACGTATATTTTTAGAGATGTAAAAATTGTCTAATATACTTACACTCTAAAAATACAATAAAATATGGGTGGAACTCTGTGAGTTCCACCCATATTATTAAAATCTTAATCTTACAATTTCTCTTGTAGGCATTTCAATTTCTTCACCTGTTTGGTTTATAAAAACAGCAGAGACAAATTTTCTTCTCTTTACTCTTTCTTCACTACCATCCTTTTTACCATACCAATAATGTTTCCAATGTGCTTTTCTCATATGTGGTCTCATATGGTATCCTGTTTTTCTATATCCTACTTCTCTTTCAGTAGAGTTTTCATTTGCTTCTACTTCTTCAGACTTGGTATATGCGTCAGGTGCATCGCCTAAATAACGGGTATTGATTTTTCTTTCACCTGCCAATCTTGCGTATGTATCACCAATTCTATACTCTGTGTGTTCAAGGTCAGATATACGGGTTCTTTTAAGGTCAGGTTTGCGTGTTGCTTTTTTTACCAATGTCAAATCAGCATTAGAGCATGCAAGATAAGTGATAATCTGATTTACTTTAATTATTATTTCTAATGCTTTTTCTTCTCCTAACTGTTCAAAAGTATGAGGGTTTAGAAGCCTTAACATTTCCTTTGGCTCTACTTTAACTTTAATAGATTCTCCTGTTTCACTTGAATTAACTGTTACTTCATCAAAATCATAAGATAAAGTTATATTAAATGTCTCAAATTGGTATGAAATATTATCATAAATCTTTACAGTATCAGGTTCACTTATAAACATAACTTGTAGTCCATAGAAGCCATTTAAGAAATCGTGTGTATCAAAATAAACAAAAAATCCTACATATCTATTATCAAAAAAGTCCATAGGACACTCTACATAAAAACTAAAACATGGTAAAAACTCCAACTCACTCATAGAAAGAGTTTCATATCTACTATCTTCAAAATCTATATCCCATAACTCACTTAAGAGTTCAGGTTGGAATCGATAGACTTGTTGAAATTGCTTCCAGTTTAAAGCACCTGATATTGCATTAGCACCTATTTTTATCATTTTTTTGGCTTCGTTAGGTAACTTTTCATAATCAAACTCACAATTTTCTTTCATAAAGTCAAAGATTTCTTCTCTTGTAAGATAACAGACATCTCCTCTTCTTTCTCTGCCTTTAATATGTAAATCGTGCAAGCGCTCATAAATATTTTCTTTATCTTTTAAAATAGGTTTCATTTGTTCCAAAATAGCATGGTTTAAGAACTTGGTGGCTGGATGAGTAGCAACCAAGATGGGTTTCTTTGAAGATTTTTTCATAATTTTTCCTCCTACAAAGTTTATTACTATTACTAAGTTTACCATAAATCTGTCATTTTGTCGATGCAAAAATTACATTTTCTACCTTTTGACAAAAATAAAAAATCCACCTGTGCAATTTTTTCAAATTGCACAGGTGGAAGTAGTGTTAAAATGGTGTGAAAAGCCTTTATTTATCAATATGGACTCTGCAGCCCACTTTCTCAAAAGACGGAAGTCCGTTAGAAAAATCCGCCTCCACTATTACACTCTTACCCTCCAGACCGCAAACGGCACCTGTATTCACCTTAACTATCATAAAACACATTCCTTACGTATGGATTACTGATATCAGTATATCACCAGTCACCTTTAAAGTCAAATATCCCAAAAATTTTCTTGACTTACGTAATATAAGATAGTATAATAAATGGGTATCGGCAGCTGTGCCTGCAGTATAGTAAAAGTACGGTCAGGCGATAGCGGGGTGTAGCGCAGTTTGGTAGCGTGCTTGCTTCGGGATACCGTACCGAACGGTTCGACCAGAACCTACCGAACCGAGACAATCCCTTAAAGTATGCCACTTTATCGCCCTCGCAGTATTCCTGATAAGTGCGATAAAACGGCTACGACCACA